GTTATTGCCAGCATTCCTATCGGCCACTGGCCTCAGGGCGAACACGAAGGCAACCCCTACGAGCGGCACGTCAAAGACAATTGGACTGACGAGGAAGCCCGTTCGCTTTTTGGCAGTCCCGTTCTAGGGAATGTCTACGGCGGAATCGGTGTTTATGCTTGGTCAAAAAGCGGCCAATTCTTTCAGGCCATTCCGCGCAAAATCCACATTGTTTGGATAGGCGATGAACTTAAACGCCCCGATGACTTAATCAAAACGTGGGCTGAAAAAAACCCGGGATGGCAAGTCCACGTCTGGGGCAATGAGGAATTGCATGCAACGGACTGGATAAATAGCGTCCACATCAAGACGTATCTCGAGCAGAAAAAGTACAACGGCGTCGCCGATATGATGCGGTACGAGATCCTGCACGCCCATGGCGGCTTTGCAGTGGATGCGGACAGCGAGTGCGTGAAGCCTCTCGAAGACTGGCTTTTCTGCGGTTCAGCCTGCGCCCCTTGGGAGAATGAAACAGCCAGACCCGGCATGATTGCCGTGGGGTATATGGCCTCGGTACCGGGCCACCCGTTTTTCAAGGCGGTCATCGATGCCATCAAGGATGATCCAACAGTCCCTGATGGACCGGCTTGGATTAAAACTGGACCTGTCATTTTCACAGAAGTTCACAAAAAGCATCCACAAGATTTCCACATCTGGCCCTCGTCTTACTTTATCCCCGAGCATTACACCGGCGTGAAGTACGAAGGCTCTGGGCCTATCTTTGCCCAACAAAAGTGGATGACGACGCTCAACACGTACCGCGAGAACATCAAGGTCGCGGTCTATGCCATTGCCAAAAACGAAGAGAAGCACGTCGAGCGGTTCATCAAATCAGCACAAGGCGCCGACTACATCATCATCGCGGACACCGGCAGCACCGATAGGACGGTCGAGATTGCGAAGGCCTGCGGGGCGACGGTCTACTCCATCAGCATTGATCCATGGCGGTTTGACCATGCCAGAAATGCGGCTCTTGCCTTGGTCCCAAAAGATGCCAAGGTCTGTATCCCCCTTGATTTGGACGAGGTGCTTGAGCCGGGCTGGCGAAAAGTAGTTGAGGAAATGTGGACGCCCGGTACGGGCAGGCTTAGGTATAAGCAAGACTGGAGCGGCGACCATATCTTCTATGGCGAGAAGATCCATGCTCGCAACAACTACGACTGGCGGTACCCGATTCACGAGTACATCATCCCCATCACGCCTGAGAAAATCGTTCGTTATGACGGCGTTTTAATTCGCCATGAGCCCGATATCAACAAGTCCCGGGGGCAGTATTTGCCTCTTTTGGAACAGGCGGTAAAAGAAAATCCGGCTTGCCACCGAATGGCGTACTACCACGCTCGAGAGCTGTTCTACTATGAGAAGTGGCAGGCCTGTATCGATGAAGCACAGAGGTATCTGGCTTTGCCAACTGCTTACTGGGACCACGAGCGAACGCACATGATGCGGATTTTGGGCAAGGCAAACAAAGCTCTTGATCGAGGTTTCGAGTCCCAGAGGTGGTTCCGTAGAGCTTGCGCCGAGATGCCCACAATTCGTGAGCCGTGGTGCGATTTGGCCCAAGCCTGTTACGAATGGGGTCTTTGGATCGAGTGCTATCATGCCTCGATGCATGCTTTGAACATTATGGATCGAGCGTATTTGCATACTTCGGACCCCGCCTGCTGGGGTGCTAAACCCCATGATTTGGCGAGCATCGCTGCGTGGAATTTGGGTTTTAAAGAAATTTCTAGAACCCAAGCCCGGCTGGCGCTTGAAAAGCAGCCAAGTGATGAAAGGCTGCAGAATAACTTGAGAATCGTGCAGGAAGCCTGCTAGTTAGTTATCATCCCCCCAAACATCTGCGTAGAGGGCGGTAATACCCCATGGCTGTCGCGACTACACCGCTGACTTATAACTCGTACGTGACGCAAATTGCGACCTTGGCCGTGGTCGACACCCAGACGGTTGGGGGCATTGTGGAGGGCGTAGATCAGGCATTTAATGACCTGATTCCACAGATGTTGAACTATGCCGAGCTGCGGATTCAGCGCGACCTTGACCTTCTGAACCTGAAGACGTCTCTGCCCATTACCTTCACTACCGGCGTCAACCTCCTGCAGATCAATACGGATGACTTTGTCACTCTGCAAACGGTCAACCTTTCTAGCGGCGGGGTCGGTTATACGCTCCTACCGACGACCGTAGAGTGGCTGCAGAACGTTTATAGCAGCACGGCAACGGCTGCCCGTGGCCGCCCACAATACTTTGCTATGTACGGCGGAGACAGAAATACCGGCGGCAACACGTCGATCAATATTCTCTTCGGCCCTTACAGCGATGCCAGCTATTCGGGCACCGCGACGGGCACGATTCGCATGCCCTCTCTGGCCAAGAACTCCGCAACACCTGTTCTGGCCGCTACGGCTTCGACCTTTATCAGCTCTTATTTGCCTGACCTTTTGATCATGGCAAGCATGATTTACATCAGCGCCTTCCAGAGAAACTTTGGCCGTCAGTCTGATGACCCGGCTATGGCGCAGAGCTACGAGAGTCAATATCAGGCCTTGTTACGCGGGGCTGTTGTTGAGGAATTCAGAAAGAAATTTGAGTCTGGAGCTTGGACGTCTTATAGCCCCACGCCAACTGCAAATCCCCCGAGATAATTCATGCCTCACGCATCAGTTAAATTAAAACCCGGCGTAGACCAGAACCAAACGCCGGCTTTGAACGAGGCCGGAATATCGGAATCCCAGTTCATTCGATTTATTTATGACCGTACAGGACTTGGTCTTGTTCAAAAACTAGGTGGATGGGTCAAGTTTTACCCCAATTACATGCCCTCTATCACAAGGGCTCTTTGGGCTTGGCAAGATACTGAGGCAAACAAGTACCTTGGCGTTGGTAATCAGAATGAGACCAACACGTACGAAGCAAGTCTTTATGCCATTCGAGACAATGGCCAAAAAGACATCACGCCAACTCGAAACGAAGACAATATTACGCCGGTTGTTGACACGACTGCTGGAAGCTCGATTGTTACCATTACCGATTCCACGCTTCAAAATCAAACAATCTACAACTCGGTCTATGTCGCCACGCCTATCAACATTGGCGGCTTGATCATTTATGGTCTTTATCAGTGTAACCCTGACAACTTCTTGTCTGCCACGGCCTATCACATCCAAGCTCGAGATGCCTTGGGCTCGCCAGTAGCAGCATTAACGACTGACAATACGCCCGTATTGCCAATTTTTGATACAACTTCTGGCGATGAGCAAATTCAAGTTACTTTTCCAGATCATGGCCAAACGGCAGGTAGCACATTCTCTATTGTCACGCCGACGCTTGTCGGCGGAATTTTAATCTTTGGCAATTACGTTGTTATTGAAGTTGTCAGTTCAAGCGTATTTGTCATTGTTGGAGATGTTGAGGCATCTGCAACCGCTACAGCCACGCTTAACGGTGGTCGGGCTCGGTACATCTACAGCTATGGATTAGGCGCTATTCCAGCCGGCACAGGTTATGGCGTTGGCGCATACGGCTCAGGTGGTTATGGCGTCGGAACAGCCATCATCCCGGCAACCGGAGACCCGTTAAATGCCGAGGATTGGACACTTGATAACTGGGGCGAACAGCTCATATCAAATCCAATTGAAGAGCAGATCAATCTGACTGTTACAGGAGTAACAGGATCAGGCTCTGCCGCCACGTTTACTTTCTCTCAGAATTACACGCCCGTTGTCGGCGAGTATGTGGTGATCACAAATGTGGTTCCATCTACTTATAACGGATCGTACTACGTAACTGCTTCATCCTCTGGCAGCCTCACTGTCGCATCAGCCATAACCACGGCCTATGTCAGTGGTGGTGATATCTATGTTTTCAAAACGCCATTTCAGCCTATCTTCAAATGGGACCCGCTGATTGGCCAACCGTTTTCAACCATTCTTTCGAGCGGCCCGACCTATAATGATGGCTCGTTTGTTGCCATGCCGCAAAGGCAAATCGTGTCTTGGGGCTCAACTTTTACAGGCGTACCAGACCCGCTTCTTTTGCGCTGGAGCGATGTCAATAACTACAACACTTGGATTGGTACCGTCACCAATCAAGCCGGTTCGTTCCGGCTTGCCAAGGGGTCAAGGATCGTAGGTTGCTTGCAGGCAGCTCAACAAGCTCTGATCTGGACTGATATCAACCTGTACTCCATGCAGTACATTGGGCCGCCATTCGTTTATTCATTTAACGAGGTGGGCGCCAATTGCGGACTGATTGCAAAGAAGGCTGCCGGCGCTCTTAACGGCGTCTTCTATTGGATGGGTCCTACGCAATTTTTTATGC